TTGCAGGAAAAGGTTCATGCGGTTTTCAATGATGCCCTGAATGTTCGGAACGTCGTCCAACTGCTGAGTCGTCACCGGCAGCCACGTACCAACCGTCTCGACCGGCGCTGAGCGAGCAGTGAATGCCAGCGTATTCTCGAACTTGAGGTTTCCTTCAGCGATCGACACCTGAGCGTTCGTGCCGGCCAGCGCCGTAGTCTCTTCCATGTAGTTGACTGTTCCCACGGTCGTTTGCTGCACTGGGATCAGGTCAGCCAGTCGAGGCGCGCGCTGGGCGTAAGGAACGAGCTTGCTGGTCCGGTCGTTCGCCGGCGCGAAGCCAGCGGCCCGAGTCATCACGGTCTTGACTTCAGAGTTCGAGAAAACCGGGAAGTAATCCGGCATGCTGAGAACGAATGGCTGTCTCAGGTTCTCCCAGTTACCAATCCCTTTGAGTGCTTGATTCGCCGCGATCACTTCCCCGAGGCTCTTGAGCGCGGGTTTTGCGTTCGTTTCCGAAACATCCACCTTGCCGCCGCCGTTCTCAAACGGGACGTGAGGCGCAGGCTCGCCCAAAGACTTCGCCAGGGCGACTGTGCGCTCATACGCAGCGTCAACCTTTTGCAGCTTGGTCAATCGCTCTTGGGCGGCTTGAACTTCTTTGGTTCGACTGTCCAGAATCGCTAGGCGATCATCGTCCCACTTGCCCGCCGTGGCCTTGATATACCGCTGAACTTCTTCGTTCTTTTCCGCGACGAAGGACGCCAAGCCTTTCACGTCGAGATTTTCAATTGTGATTACCTGTGCTTGTTCCATCTTCTAACTCCTCTGGCTTAAAGCCGCTGATTCGGTAATAGTTCCACAGCGCGAACTTGGCTTTCTCGGTCATGGCCTTCTGCTCGGCTTTGCTCATTTCTGAAATCTTGTGCAAGCCGCGCAGAACCTCCTTGACTGAGTTGAAGGCAGTATCAATTCCGTCCAAATCCCATAACAAGCCTTCGACTTGTAAAACGGTTTGGGCGTCCATTTCCCGGCTGTCCTTCAAAAAGCGGTTCTCGGTGCGTCTCACAAGCCGTGCTGTATAGGAGTGAAATGCCTCTCCCAATATGCTCCCGGCTGTGATGAATTCCTTTGCAGCGGATGCCGCCGACTCGGAGCGTTGCGATCCATCTTTAACACTATTTGGTGATACGTCCTCACAGAACTGAGCAATCGCCGGCAGGCCAGCAAGATTGAAAGGTTTCGGAGGTTCTGGAGGTGTCTCCAGCGATTTAATAAGAGCGTCCAACTCGTCCTTTTCCCCAAGCTCCTTTACGGTAAACGCAGCCGTTCGAGGCTCGGCAGGGCAGGGCGTGAGTGAGATTTCGCCAATCGGCCAAGATTTCAATTCGTTGATCTGATTGTCACCCTCCATTACCACTTCTTTACGAACAAGGTGACTAACTGCCCCGGTGGACCATCCCAACTTGCCCATCTCCGCGAGCTTGTAAATATATCGTTCGTAGTTATCTCGAAGATTTAATTCACCCTCAAAGAACGCGCCCTCATCATCAATGTTCTTTAACGACGCCTTGCCTAATTTGCGATCCTTGATTACCGGGTGCATCCCGTGGCGATAGTGGATTGAGCGTTTCTCGCCTACCCCGAGGTCGAGGTCTGTAGACTTAGTGAATCGCTCTCCTTCGGCGTCATTACCGCCAAAGAGAACGCCGTAGCCAGCGATCTTCCCTCCACCGAGGGCCTTCACGGCGCCGCCATAAAAAGCAAGTGTGTCGTCCATAGTTTCGTCTCTTTGAGGAATGCCCGCGTCCGATTGACAGCTATAACACGGGCGTTACGTTTATGTTTTCACCGCGCAAGTGCAAACACGCCTCGCTTCCGGCCTCGAACTGTCTGCATACGGACGGACGGTTTTCATAAATACCACACGTCACGCTCTTGCCTGGTTCACCTTTGAGGGCTATGCAATGGCCGTCTTTCATGCGCATCCATGAACCTGTTTCGGTATCTGTCTGTTCGTATCCATGCCACCAGCTATAAGTGATTTCCTTGGTGTCTTGGTAACTGAGCAAGGGATCATCAGCGGCTTTCCCGTCTGCCTTAGTCATCGGATGGCAACAGCAAAGTCCACATGATTGGCATTTAGCCTCGTACTCTTCCCGAATTGCTGCCGACGCCGCGATGATGCTTGGCGGGGGGTAGTCATTCTCACGGGTTATTTCAATGAGGATCACTGCACCGCCTCGGACCTGTTGAATATCGTGTTGACGGTCTGATCAATCCTGAGAGGTTCGACGCCCTCATAGTTGAACTCGTAATAACACCGGCAATTGTTCATGCACTGGAGAGATCCGATGTCAGACACTTCGCCCAATGACAAGAATTCTTCAGTAGCCGCCTGCACGCAGTCATCGCAACTCGCAGCGTCGTCCTCACATATCCGGCGTGCCGCAATTGCTCCAGCATCCTGCTCTCGAGCGGCGACATTGTTCTCATAAGTCGAATATGCGGCGTCCGTGTACATCTGCGCGCGACTCGGGATTGTGGCGCCCATCAGATCCGAAACGGCGTCAGCGGTCCTCACAACGTCAACAGCATCATTCGCTGCAAACCTGGCAGCATCAGCGCCGACAGAATCCGCAACGACTTCTTCCACCGCGGCCCGCGCGACCATCACAGCCTCAGATGGTGCGGCAGTCACCAAAGCCCTAGCCACTTCCTTTTGAACCACGGACTCCAATCCGGAAGGGATATCCGGACTTGCCGCGACCTTTTTGGCTATGCTCTGCGTTGCGGCGAATGATCGCTCAGTTACTTGTTGAAACTCCCTCAAGAACTCCTGCTCAGATTCGATAGCCTTCTCAATTCGTGCCGTACGCTCAGCGTCTAACTGGGCCTTGCCACCGTAAGCGATCGCCCCGGTGACTCTGTGCCATTCCTTGACGCGCCCCTTCATGTAAGAGAAGAACGCTGCGAGGCCAATGCTGCCGGCCAGAAGGTGACTTGCCTTTGCCTCGACGGTCTTTTGTTCGCCGTGGATGTAGTCCTCAACTTCCTGACGGACTTCTCGCGAGGTCAACACCCTGCCGTTGGCGTCTACATATCTGCGCTTTTTAGGGTCAAATCTCATAGAGCTGAGTAGAGATCCTTGATAGATTTCGGAGCGCCATTCAAAAGCGCCTTGGGCTGATGAACCAGCGATAATTGCGGCTGCTGGCCGTCAACCGGCTCAGGCGGATTAGTTGTCGCCTCGATCGATGCGTCTCTTTGGATCTGTTCTTCCTCGATCGTGACTGTCTCCGTTCCCGCCTTCACGAGATAGACATCATCAGCGCCGCCGGGATCGACTTCGTAATTCAACTCCCGTCGTCCTTCAGAACGCATGATCAGTTGCCCCTGATACAGATCAGTTATCCGCGTCGCTCGGGTGTTTTCGTCCTCTTGAAGGGCACCAACTTCGCTCAAATCAGATTCGATAAAGTGAGTTTCGTCAGAGTCGATGTCTCTCAATAGTTGTCGGGTTAATACTTGATCGCGATGCCACCAGATTGGCTGTAGATAGCTGGTAACTGCTCGGCGGTCAGCCTCCGACATATTGTTGTAGATCGACCGCTCCATGCCCGAACTGAAGTTCAAGACAATCGCCGGAATGCCTGTGACAGCAGAAAACATATCCTGCGCCATGCTGCGCGAGGCTCTAAGATCCATTTCCTGCGGGGTTAGGCCAGTTCGGTCAAAGGTCACGCGGGACGTGAGAACTAAGCCCTTCCCTGCGTTGGCTCCCGTGACTTGGGCTTCCAGCTTTGCCTTGATGTTGTCCAAATCCTCTTGATTGAGAACTCCCTCACTGTCATCAATCCCGATGACGTAAGGAATCACACCGTTCCCACCAAGCAAGTCGGCTGAATAGCTCGCCACCGCTGAATCACCGTAGATTTCGCGCAGGATTGTCTGTAGCCGAGAAATTCCGTATCGCGTGTTGAACGGGTCAATCCCGTCCTTGAAGTGGATCACATCGGCCGGCTCAATCCTGTAAGCCTTGCCGTTTCGCGTGAGTTCAAAATAGTTAATGAAGGCTGTGGGGCTATCATCCCGAGGAATCAATGGTATGCTCTGCGATCTCTCACCAGAGATGTACTCGCCCTGCTTGTCGTTTACCCACCGGGCCTTGATGGTGAAGTGGGGCTCATAACGAAGTTGGACGACTTGCCCGTTGTCGTTTCGGAACTTCAGGAAATAAACGTTCCCATTGATGATCCACGAATAGGCAAACGACTTCCACAGATCCGACCCCGTGTCTTGAGGGTTGGGCTCATCGATCAACTTATAGAACGGGTGGCGCTCGATTACATCGTCGTCTCGTTTCTTCCCGCCCTGCTTGCGTTGAAAGTTCTTTTTAACCAGGAGATCCGGTTCAGGTAGCGTGTTCGCCAGCCAAGTAACACCGGCCCCAACTAAAGCCGAAAGGTGCGGATCATCGGATGGTCCTGTTTGCGGACTAAGAGAATTCAGGATCGCGTGCTGCCAGTCGTTCATCGTTGGAAAGATGACAAAAGGCCGCGAATCCCCGGAAGTCGAAGGATACGGGATGCTTTTAGTCGCCCGCTTAACTATCCAGTTGTTGAATGTATCGAGGAAGCTCACCGGGGCGAGTCTAAGGGGGATTGAGAGTTTAAGTTTTGAATCTATGCAAAAAGAATCTTTCGCGGAGGGTTCACAATCGCATCCCAGGCGAGCGCCCTGGCAATCACCGTGTCGTCATTCATTCCTTCCGGTGCTGAGTAACTAACGCGCCCGGTCACGGTCGAAACCTTCGATTCGTAAGCAACCAACTCAGCAGTAGCCACTGGAAGATTAAGCCATCGGAATTCGCTGCGCTCGAACGCCAGAGCAAGTGATTGAATCAGCGGCCCTTTACTCGCCGCGGTCGTTTCAAAGCTCCTGACGGGCAATTTCTCGTTCTGTAGCGCCTCGATGTTGGGCGAGCCGATCGCATTTGATTCAGCCAGGATGGTTTTGATTCCCCATCGCTCATAAGCTGCGCGGATTCTCGCACGCTGAAATCCCCACTCGATCTTGTTGAAGCGATCCAATTCCAATTCAACCTTGCAATCAGCGCAACCGATCGAGTGCGCCGTAAAGTCATGCTTTTGCGCCCAGTCCAGACCTGAAACGATCCGATGTCCCTTGTGGCTGTCTGGGTGAGCATTGGCCGGCGCCGTCAGGTTGGGTTCGATGTTTCTAAACACTGCGCCTTCGGACTGAAGGAATTCGGCAAGGTACTCCTGTTTGAAAGTAAGCTCGGGGAGTTCCAGTCGAGCCTTCTCGACTTCCTCCGGCGAGATGAACGGGTTCGCGACCGTTGGAAACTGCCA